TTAACGCAAGATGAAACAGCTTTAGTTGGTGAAGAAGGATTTGAACTTGCTCACCATCCAAACCGTGGTATTTTTGCGGTTGGTCAACAAGGCCCTGAAATTCGTAATTTGAAAGCTGGAACTTCGATTCTTCCTCACTCAATGTCAAAAGAGTTCCTATCACTAACAGCTAATTTACCTGCTCATGCGGACGGTGTATCTGGATTCTTATCAGATGCGCTTGGATGGGTTAAATCAACATATAAAGATGTTACTAGCGTTATTTCAAAAGGGCCTAAAGGTGTTGTAGAAGCTATTTACAACGGATTAGGATTAGATAATTTAGAAAATGACTTTCCGCCAGTTGTTACTAGGACTGCAAAAGGTTCTGCTCAAACAGCACAAGATAATTTTGTAAAATTCTTACAATCATTTTTCAAAAAAGCTGAATCAGATGCAGGAGGTTCACAAGGCTCGCCATCTGGTTCTGGTGTTCAACGTTGGGCTGGACAAGTTAAACAGGCACTTGCAGCCAACGGATTGAGTACTAGCCAAGATATGATTGACCGTGTGCTTCGCCAAATTTCTTCTGAATCAAGCGGAAATGAAAAAGCCGTTCAAGGGAACATCGGAGATATTAACAATATCACTGGTGACCTTGCTAAAGGGTTGATGCAAACAATTTCCTCAACTTTCAACGCCAATAAATTCCCTGGTCACGGTGATATTTTTAATGGTTACGATAACTTATTAGCTGCTCTTAATTATGCTAAAAAAAACTATGGCCCAAGTTTGTCATTTCTTGGAAATGGGCATGGTTATGAAAATGGCGGAGTCATTGATGCACACGGATTTTATGAAATAGCTGAAGGAAATCGTCCTGAAATGGTTATTCCGCTTGATCCTCAAAAGAAGTCAAGAGCGACTCAACTTTTGAACCAAGCAAATAAAACTATTAACGCTAATAATTATGAAAAAAATTCTAATAGTAATATGGAATTAGCTTTAACTCAAGCTGTTAATCTACTTTCTCAAGTTCTTGGAGCGACAAAAGAACAAACAACAGCTCTTAAAAATCAACCTGCACCAATTATTGATGAAAATAGTTTCTTTAAAGGTGCAGCTCCAACAATTAAAAAAACACAGGATTCATACCAAAATAGAAAAAATAGATTAGGAGGTATTATGATTTGACATTTACGATAAGTTTTAATGGTCAAAATATTTCAGACTTGGTAGATGGATTTACTTCAATTGAACGAAATTTTGGCTCAACATGGACAAATAATCTTGGACCAGCAGGAACTACAAGATATGGTCAAGAATTTGTTAATAATTATATTAATGCGAAAACAATTACAATTTCTTTCATTAAAGATGGTATTCCGAAAGATTGGGTTAATATTCGCCAACAAATTGCTAGTGTTTTAGATGTTTCAACTCCTTCACCATTAATTTTTAGTGATGAGCCAAATAAAGTTTGGTATGCATTGCCTGATCAGTTACCTACTTTTTCTGAAGATATATCTTCTTTAAGGGCAACAGGAACTTTAACATTTATTGTACCATCAGGTGTTGCTATCTCAAGCTATACACAAGAATTGAATTCAAATAATTCAGGAGGAACAAATGGTTCCATTACAGTTAATTCAGATAACTCAGTTGATGTCTTGATTAATAACCAAGGGACTATTCCTGCATATCCTACGTTTAAATTTACTCATAAATCTGATAATGCATTTATAGGTATTGCAGGTCAAAATGGAGTTGTTGGATCGGGAAGTCAGGATCAAACTTTGATTGACTCAAAAACAACTGAAACAACAAGAGTAGAATCTCAATGGCTTTTAAACCCATCTGGTATAAGCCAAAATAGTAATTTTAGTGGACATTTTAATGTGGCTAATGATGTTGGCAACCCTCAAAATAGTCAATTATTAACTGCAGGAAATCTTGTTTTTAAAAAAGATGGATTAAGATTACAAGATGGTGGACCGGCTCCGTCTGGCAGAACATGGTCAATGCAAGGGGCTATGCAAGTCTATAATGTTCCAGCTGATAAAATAGGAAATGTTGGAACAGCTAATTTTACTTCAACATTTAATATTTGGGCGCAAGCAACAAAAATGGGGCAAACTGGGCTGATGCAAGTTTTATTTTGTGATTCTAACAATAAACTTATGGCTGGATTAGGAATATATAAAGATGATACAAGAGGAAATAGCTTTAGAACTCAACTTTATATTGGTGGTAATCATCCCAGAACATGGAAAACATTTGGACCAGGAGGACAAGAATTAAATAATGGTGGTCATGGAGATGGGAAAGTTCCTAATCCAAACTTATATTTTAATTCTAAAACTGGATATTTTACTATTCAAAAGAAAGATAGAGTTTTCAATTTTACATTTGGCAATAGAGGAGGAAATTACCCTATTACTATTCCAGAGCTTGGAAGTACTAAATGTACAAAAGTATTTGTATATATGGGGCAATTAAAAGGAAGAGATGTCAACACACAATATATAACAAATCTATCACTTAGAATGTTTAAATTTCAAAAGAATGATGTTACCAAAACAATTGATAGAAATACAGATGTTACAACATTTATTCCAGCAGATAATCATCATTATGGTAATGGTGAAGTTGTTGTGGTAAATATGAGCAGTTCAAAAATATATAGAAGAGAAGGACTTACAATTGCTAATGATGAGATGATTACTGGTTCAGAACCATTTTCAGTTCCTCCAGGTCAATCAATTGTTAATTGCTCATTTGGAGATAATGCAGTTCCTCCTGATATTGATGTGACTTGGAAAGAAAGGTATCTATAATGCAATTAAATATTCATGACTCAACATTAAAAAGAATTGGTTTTATCAATAATGATCTACCAGATGCACTTCACTATTTTAATGATAATTGGCATCGTTATTTAGCGGAGGGAACATCTACTTTTGACTTTTCTGTTAATAAGGTAAATCCTGATTATGCCTTGTTGACTTTACAAAGCTATATAAGCTTTAGTTACGATAATGAAGATTATTTATTTAATATAATTAATATCCAGCAAGATCATTCCACCATGCAAATCCAATGTGAAAATTTAAATTTGGAATTGATTAGTGAAGAAGTTGGTGCTTATAGCAATACGAAGCGCCATAGTATTGTTTGGTATTTACGTAATGCAGCTAAGATTACTGACAATGTATTGGAAATTGGTAATAATCCCTTTTCAGAGGTTGACGATGATAAAGCCAACCCTATTTTATCGTTTGATGGGACAGAAACCAAACTGGCACGTATCATTTCTATTTGTAATAGTTTTAATGCTGAATTTCAATTTAAAACAAATCTAAAAGATGACGGAACACTTCAAAATATAACATTAGATTTGTATCAAACTGGAGGAGTTGGGCAATTAAGAAAAGATGTAACATTATATTATGGTAAAAATATTGATGGTATAACCTCAACTGGTGATAGAACAGCTACATTTTTTAATTCAACTACTGTTACTGATTCAAATAACAAATATAATTGGATATCAATAGAAGGAAAATATTATAATTCTGATGGCCAATTAGAATTTTATAAAGATGCTGGTAGTAATACAGCATATGCTCCTTTATCAAGAGATATGTTTCCTTCTCAAATCCTATCTACATCTTCAGATCAATATACTAATAAAAATATTCAAACATCTGCAAGTTCAAATGATGATTTATGGGATTATGCTGTAAGCCAGTTTAAACTATATGCTTATCCTCAAATGACTTATGAAGTAGTAGTATCAGTAAATGCTATTACAAGTGCTCTTGGAAATGACAAAAAGCTAAATATTGGAGATACAATAATTGTTCAAGACTCAACTTTTGACAAGTCAGATGGTGGATTAATTTTATCAGCAAGGGTATCTCAACAAGAAATAAGTTTTACTAATCCATTAAATAATAAAATAACCTTTACTAATTTTGTTAAATTAAAAAGTGAAATTTCTGCCGATTTATATGGCAGAATGAAAGATTTAGTTGACCAAAATACACCCTATAAGGCGGAAGTAGAAACTACTAACGGATTACAATTTAAGAACGGTAAGGGTTCAACGACCTTAACTGCTCGAATTTATTTCGGGTCAGATTCTACAGAAACTAAAGCCGATAGTTATTCATGGACCAAGGATGGAACTCTTGTAGCAGATGTTCAAGAAATAACCGTGGATGCCAGCGGAGTTTCGGATAAGGCAGTTTACAGCTTTAAAGCGACAGTTGGCGGCAAAGTAGTCGCAAGTCAGTCGGTCACTATCACTAATGTTAATGACGGGGAAAGAGGTCCTCAAGGATTAAAAGGTGATCCTGGAGCAACAGGTAAAGACGGAATAGCAGGTAAGGAC